AGGACCGTCCCGATCATCGTTGTGCGGTTCGCAAAAAGCAACCCCTTGTTGCCGTGGGAAGCGTGCGTTGTCGCGTTGGGCGAGGAATTGTGATCGACCGCCGGCTCCGACCTCGAACGGAGGATCGGATGTCAGTGTTGATAAAGCGTGAGAAGATTTTCGGGATGCCGCAGTCGTTTTCCTTGGACCGCGAGGCCAAGATTCGGCTGAAGATGTTCGCCAGAGGATGGTCTGCGGCGCACCGTCAGCCAGGACAGCACAAAGGGCCAATCACACGAACCTACCTGGACGTGCTGTGGGCGCTCATGGACTTCGCCCACAAAAAGACGGGCTTCTGCTTTCCGAGCCTTGAGGCGATAGCCGGCAAGACCGGATGCCATCGCGATACGGTGCTCGAAGCCATCAAGATGCTTGAGTTCGCCGGGGTGCTACGCGTTTTCACCCGCCTCGTCCGTGCTGGCGGGCGCGTGCTGCGGACCTCGAATGCCTACGTTTTCCGCGCGATGGCACCTAAGCCGGAAATTCCGGGAGGAAACAAAACTCTTAAAGATTCAAGAAGTTCTTTCTTACAGACGGAGGTTAAAAACAGCGTCAAAGGGCCTGTGGATAACTTTGGCGGCATGGGAAAAGGGCTCTTGAAGGCTTTGCACCGGCTTGGAAGTACCATCGCAGAGATGGAGGGGCTAACAGTCGACAAGGAAACCGGGCTTGCCTAATTTGAGCGAATGCCCGGAAAAGGACCGTATCCGCCGACGGCAATCTTCCGCGAACTCTCGCGCGAGGATCAGATCGAGCCCGTTTGGGTCAGTCAGGAAGTTCTCGATCTTTTCTGCCAGATCCTTGAGCCCGGCAGGCAGACTGGTTTTCCGGCCGGATTGGGGCACTTGGTGTTTCATTTCGCACTTCGGTTAATTAGGGAAGGCCGCGTTATGAGTGATCGACCCGGGCCAAATCTAGACATTTTCGCAATGTCGCGTTCCGCCTTGGACCGGAATTTTCGGCCCGAGCCCGTGGGACCCTCGGCATCCATACGGTTCATGCTTACTGCCTGCCGTGCGACCGCCCCGTGGAGCTAGATCTGGCCGCGCTGATCGCCGCCGGCCATGGCGACACGCCACTTATCCACCTGCCATTGCGTTGCGCTGAATGCGGCCAGTTCGGGCACCGGATCATGGTCTCAGGCGATCCGACGCCGTTCCACCGGCGGAAGCGATTCACACAAAGCCGCTGATCCAGGCGCGCGCCGCCGCGACATCCCTATCGATGAGAAGACGGACCACGGTGCGCTCCAGTTGAAGGCTGCACTGGGGGACGGTTTCCGGATGCTTGTGCAGACCGGACAGCATCGACGCGACGGCATTGTGGACCTGGCCGGCATCGAGGCAATCGAGCGCTCGACGCTTGCACCATTCCAGGTGCGCCGAACGGTCCACGTCCACCGATACAGAGAGCGCAGCGCATCGCATATAGGGCTCAAGCTAACTTGAACTCTGTATAACGCGCGTAGTGGATACTCCCTGGTCTTGTCGGTGAGGTGGGCGCGTCTATCGATCAAGAAGACGCGCCCGTGACCGCAAAGAGCCCGTGGACAGCGCCACTGCCGGCTCGACACAGGCTATAACCGGGTTGGAGTTAAGTGGCGGTTAAAGCCGGCTCATCCTTCGCCCGGCGGGTTCGCCGTCAGACGAACAGCGCGACGATCGCCTTGCCGTTCGGCGAACCGATACCCGAGCAGGGGTCGGGGCCTAGACCGGCATGGTACAGACCGTTGTTGCCGTGCATGATGTCGCGGAACGCCGTCTTGTTCTCGTAGAGCTTGGGTGCGATGAAGCCCAGCTTCCGGCCGCACGCGGCGAACAGCCCGGCAAAGAGTGGGGCGACGGCGCTGGTGCCGCCGACAACTTCGACCTGACCGTCCAGCACGATCTGATAGCCGGTGTTCGGATCGGCGCAGGCCGCGACATCGGGTACCATGCGGCCGAGACTAGGCGGTGGCCGCGGAGCGCCGGTCTGCCAGACTTGCATCGCAAACAGCGTCGAGTAGCCGCCGCCGGTGCCGGAGCCGTTCGACTTGCCGTTCTCGTTGTTCCAGACAACTTCGGTGCCTGATGGCCAGCGGCTGGTGCCGCCGCAGGATATCACCCGGCGCGCCGATCCAGGCAGATCGACATTGGCTGGCGTCGTGCCGCCATCAGAGCTGTCGTTGTCGCCTGCCGCGGCGCAGATCACCATGCCAGCGTTGGTCGCTGCCGTTGCCGCCGCATCCATCGCGTAACCATCGACCTTCCCCCACAACGCTTCGTCGAGCCCCCAGGAGATCGAACACACGTCACAGCCATCAGCCTGCGCTGCGGCAACGCCGGCGGCGATGTCCTGGCACCAGTAGATGCGCAGCGTCGCCGGCTTGCCCCCCGTGGCAACGGTGTAACTCGCCGCCGCGACCTGGATGTCCAGCGCCACTTCTCCATCAGCGTCGGCGCCTGGGCTGTTGGTCGTACCATCGACCGAGACATCGGTGATCGACGGCGCGGGCAGTTTCATCGCGGCGAATGCCTGCTCAACATCAGACTGCTTCCACCCGCCACCGAGTTCGATGATCGCAATCATCCCGCCGCCCGGTGCGTCGTCAGGCCAGTCGTAAGCGGCGCATAGCGCAGGAATAGTCCACGACATGGAATAGGGCTGTTGGGCGACTGTGCCCGACAGGCGCATGGCGTATGGTTTGACCGCAATTTTCATTCGGGCATCCTCTGGCGAAGCGGCGGCCTCGATCCACCAGACCTGGCGGCAGGCGTCGCAAGAAAAGCAGATGTCTTCGTCGGCGCCCGGTGCCGGGCTCCAGCGGCGAAACTTGAGCGCTGGTGCCCCGCAGTATCGGCACTGGCTGGCATGCGGGGTCCATTTGCTGGTGTAAGACATTACATCGAATTGCCATCTTCGTTTCTGCTGTGCAGGTAACGATCGAACGCGCGGCGCAGGCGCGGTTTCTTCGTCGCGAACTCCCAGACGCCGTAGCTGTTGCGGCACAGATCCTCCAGCGGATCGAAGCCGTGTTCGAGGAACATCGCCCACCGGCCGATGTAGGAGCGGTTCCGTTTCGCACCGTGGAAGCTATGCTCGATCACGCCATCGACGTAGCCGACATTGCCGTTGATCGCGGCCTGCGCGCGGCGCTGCCAGCGCAGCACCTCGGCACAGTAGTTCGCTGAGGTATTGCCGGGGGGCAACGTCTTGTGCGCGAGACCGGCGAGAGATGCGGCCATGTGATGATCGGCGCTGCCCATTGCGCCGTATTCGAACAGCCCGCCGATCGCATCCCAGATAGCGCGCGTTGTGCCCCACCCGAACCCGCTATTGTGCGTCAGAATGCCGTCAGCAATGATGTAGCCGTTCTCAGTCTGCAGATCGTACAGATGCCCAAGAAATTCACGACGGCCGACATAGACCACCTCATCAAGCTCTACTTGTCCGGCAAGCCCGCGCCGGAGTGCGCCGGGGTCGTCGGCATGAATGAACGGTATGCGCGACAGATCATCGCCAAGCGCGTTCCCGCTGATGTCCGTGCCGCGCATGCTGCAGCGAGAACCAGTGGGGAGATTGCCAGTACCCGTCGCCGATTGGCCTGGGATCGAGCGAGCGCCGAACGACGTCAGCAAATCGGCGCGGCGATCAGCGTTGGGATGCTCGAAAAGACCACCGAAGAGTTCAGGCGTGAAGCCGGCCGACGCGGTGGGCTGATTGGCAGGCGTGGCAAGACCGAGAGCCTGGCAAAGAAGATCATGCGAGCCAAGACGGTCGAAACGATCGGCGGTCAGATGTCCAATCCGACCGAAATTGAAGTCGCCGCTTTGCTTGGCGCTGCTGGCGTGACGTTCTGTCGTCAGGTGGCGATCGGCCCATACCTCGGCGACTTTGCAATTGGACCGGTTATTGTCGAGATCGTCAGGCAAAAGGTGTGCAAATCGGTCGCGGCCCGCACGTTCGCTGAACGAACGAACTACGTCCTCAATGCGGGCTGGGGGCTGCTTTTCGTCTGGCTTGCCAAGAAGCCCGTTCCCCCGGACGTGGCGCAACACATTATCGCCCACGTTGAGGCGATCGGCTCGGACCCAGCCGCTACCCGAGAATACCGGGTGATTGAGCGAGCAGGACAACTCCTGACCGCTGGCCGTGCGAATGACGACGAGATCGCCTTCGTATGGACGCCGGCTCGCGGCTATGACCTTCCCACCTGGCACCACGAGGCTATCCCCCGGTAGGCAGTGCGGATAGACGGCCGAGCCGCCGTCACCGATCCAGTATGGTGTTTTCCAGTCAGGCGGCGCCAGCGGCTGGCCCTGCCACATCTGGTGGCAGAAGCTTGTATGGACGGCGATGATTTCGCCGTTCGGCCCGAGGTCGAGGCAACTCTTCCATGGCTGCACGATTTCATAGTGCAGCAGAGCCTTGACTGTGGCCGAGGCCCAGTCTTGCCGACGAAAGGTGATGTCGGCGTCGAGCCAGGCGATGAACTGCGCCTGGGGAGTGCGTTGTACGCCGAGGACAATTAGGTTCTCCTTTGTCCACGCGCGGGTTTTCGCGTAGACGCCAATGTGCTGGAAGCGATCGGCGTGTGCCGGATCGGACATCGGCGGCGCAGTGCAATGAAAGTCCTCGCCGGGCGAAACGCATTCGACAACAGTCAGATGCACGCCGGAATCGAGCATATGCTGCGCGAAGCGTTCCCAATGCTGGTGCGGCTGACTGAAACCCAATGGATTAAATCGCGGCGCGAAGACATGGAGCAATTTCGGGTCCATGCCAAATTGTGGAATAATGGGGGCGGAAATCACTTTGACCTCTTGGTCTGAGGAAATCATATCGCAATCGCGATATACGCTGTCGCCGCGTGCCGCTTCAACGACAGACAGAAGAAACCGTGTCGTTGTTCTAGCGATTGGTTCGGTGCTATCGTCGCGCACGCCGACCGGCCGGGATCTGCCGGGCATCTCTGATCACGCAGGCGCCTTTGCGCCGGAGGTGTCCCCTGACGACCGCGCTCGACATCATCCAGGATGCCTTTGAACTGCTGGGCATTTATGGTCCAGGCGACACCGCCGCGGCGGCCGACAGCGCGCGTGGACTGTCGGTGCTGAACGACATGCTCGATGTCTGGTCAAACGAAACGTTGACCTGCTTCGCCGAACTGACCCAGACCTTCACGCTGCAAGTCGGCATCGGCGCCTATACTGTCGGACCGGGCGGCATGATATCCGGCACGCGACCGCTGCGGGTGATCGAGGCGCCCGGCAGCGCTTACCTGCTCGACACGCAGGGCAACCGCTACATGATGACCGTCGTCGACCAGATGACGTGGAACAACCAGACCACGGCCGTTGCCAACGCAAACCTACCGGACACGCTTTTCTACGATCCGCAGTATCCGCTTGGGATCATCAACATCTGGCCGACGCCGTCGATGAGCTACACGTGCTCGTTTCTGTCGTATCTGCAACTCGGTGACTTTGGCTCACTCACCGCGGTGTTCAGCCTGCCGCCCGGCTACAAGCGGGCGATCACCACCAATCTGGCGCTGTCGCTAAAGGCATACTTCACCAGTGCGCAGCTCGATCCCGACGTTCGCGAAGAGGCGCGCGACACCAAGGCGTCGATCAAGCGCACGAATATGCGGATGCAGATTTCTGTGTATGACCCGGAATTGGTGGCTAGAAGTTCTTCTGGCGGCTACAATATCTATAACGATCGCGGAACGGGGCGCCAGTAGTGGCGAAGTCCCCAATCCTTGGCGGCTTCTCGGCGGCGCGGTCGAGGTTTCTTGCCGACAATGAATTAGTCAATCTCATAGTCGAGATAGTCGAAACGAAAGACGGGGTTGCCCCTGGCGCGCTTTACAACGCCCCCGGCCTCGATCTGGTCGCCGCACTGGGCAGCGGTCCGATCCGCGGTGTGCGCGACCTCAATGGCCTGCTCTATGTGGTCTCCGGCCCGGACGTCTACAGCCTGACATCGAACGGCGTCGCCACGCTCTGCGGCTCGATCGGCGCCGCTCAGACCCCGGTCTCGATGTTCGCCAACACCACGCAGTTGATGATTGTCGACGGCGTCGGCGGCTGGCTGGTGCCGGGGGGCTCGCCGCTCACCGGTGGCACGATCGACGCGCCTGGCGGGCTGTATGCGATCAACGACGAAATTACCCTGCAAGGCGACAGCGGAACGGCTTCGGCCAACCCGGTCATCACCGTCAGCGCGATCTCGAACAACCCGGTCACCACCTACAAGCTGGGCAGCTACGGCACCAGCTACAGCAGCGCGACCAACGTCCCGACGACGGCGATCGCCGGACAGGCCGGGGTCGGGTCCGGGCTGCTGATCAACATCTCGGCCGGCGGCGGCCCGATCGGCTCGATCGGCGTCGACAGCGGCGGTTCCGGTTATGCCGTGGGCGACACCGGGTTCATCAGCAGCGGCAGCGGCGATGCGGTCTATCAGGTCAAAACCATCAGCGGCGGGGCGGTGACCGCAGTCACCATGCTCAACCCCGGCACCTCCTACACCGCATACACCGGGGCGACGACGGCCGCGGCGCCCGCCGTGCCGGCCAACGCCGGGCTTGGTCTCAGGCTCAATATCACCGCCTCGTCCGGGCCGATCACCGGCTCCACGCTCGCCGCCGCCGGGCAGGGCTATGTCGTCGGCGCGGTCGGGTTGATCTCGGGCGGAAGCGACGACGCCACCTACCTCGTCACAGCGACAGGCGCGTCAGGCAGCGTGACCGGCTTCACCGTCAGCCAGGGCGGCGCGGTGTCGGCCGGCGACTGGCCACTGACCTTCAAACAGAAATCAACCACCGGCTCGGGCTCGGGCTTCACCTTGAGTTCGCCCGGGTATGGCGCGTGGGTCGGCGTGGTGCCGGTGATCCTGCCATTCCCCAACCCGGTCATGGGCGCGATCAGCGACGGCTTCGGCCTGCTGGTGTTCCGGGGCTCGCAATCCATCGCGCAGTCAGACGAGGCCGATCTGTCGACGTGGCAGGCGCTGAATTACGGCGTCGCCAACCAGTCGCCGGATAACTGCATGGCAATCGCGGTGATCCACGATCAGGCATTCATCCCGAAACAGCGCAACACCGAGGTCTGGGCCGATGCCGGGACGGCCGGCTTCGCCTTCCAGCCGCTGAGTGCCGTGCACATGGAATACGGCATCGAGGCGCCGTTCTCGCTGGCGAAGCTGGGCGAGGTGCTGATCTGGCTGGCGCGCAACGACCAGGGCCAGGGGCTCGTGGTCATGGCCAAGGGCTATCAGGTCGACGTCATCTCGACGCAGGCGCTGACCAACGAGTTCGACGGCTATGCCAACCGCGGCGACGCCATCGGCTACGGCTACCAGCAGGGCGGCCACGTTTTCTATGTGTTGACCTTCCCCGAGGCGAACCGGACCTGGCAGTATGACATGACGTCGAGCGCCATGCTCGGCTACCCGCTGTGGAACCGGCTTGCGGCGTGGGAAGCTGGCGCGCCTTCCGGCACGACGCCCGGCATGATGAGCCGCCACTGGGGCAACTGCTTCTGGAACTGGCGTGGCACTGGCGGGCCGATCAGTCAAACGAGCACCTATCAGGCCAACAGTGTCACCATCGTCTCACCGACACGGCTTGCCACGACGACCGGCTTGAACGGTCTGGCGCGGTCGTTCGCCACGGCATTGCTGAGCGTGTGGCTGCTGATCCCGGACGGATCCACAACCGGGCTGATCTTCTCCAACCAGACCGACGACACCCACGCCACCACCACCCCGGGCCTGTTCGTCGCGATCCATAACGATGCCACCGGCACACCGCAGATCACCGTCGAGGCGTTCGACGCCACCGGCGCCGCGATCGTCACCGCGACCTATGATTACGCGAGCTGGGGGAGCTGGGTGAACATCCTGCTCTCCATCGACACCGCGACGCAGGTCTTGCAGGCATATGCCAGCACGATCGTCTCGGCGGTGCTGGTCGAGACGCGGCTGACGCCGGTCGCGATCACCTGGGCGTCGACCAATCCGATCGCACCGGCGGCGAGCCAGCCGTGGCATTTGCAGGCGGCATCCGCATGACGACATTCGCCAGCCAGTCGGCGCAACTCAATCTGCCACCGGGCGGCTCCGCCTCGTACGCCTGTGTCGACTGGGCGCGTGGGCGCATCTATCTCTACAGGAACAGCACGATCTACAGCTTCGCCGCGACGATGGAGACGCAAAGCCCGATCGGCTCCACCACGCTGACCTTCGGCATCCAGGCGCTCGATATCGACCCGCTGACCGGCAACATCATCTGTCAGCCGGGGGGCTACAATGCGGCGCCGATCTACAAGTTCGACCAGACCAGCTTCGCACAGCTAGCCACATGGGGCAGCTTCGGCAGCTTTCCCTCGTATCCGAGCAGCCTCGTCGTCGCACAGCAGATCATCTGCGTGCAGGCCGGCACCGTCAGTTATGCGGTGATGAAGTCGTTCATCTCCGACACGCTGTCTGTCGTGCGCGTCGACACGCTGGCGCCGGCGGGGTTCCAGATGTCGACGATCTGCAAGGCCCACGTGATGTGCCGGGGGACATCAGGCGCGGCAGGCGGTGCGGTCTATCTGGCGTCTGATCCCGCCGCGAACAGCGACGGGACACCCGCTTACCTGACCGTTCAGTCGGTCACCATTCTGCCGGCGGCGTCGGCCTACAACATCAGCTCCTGGCCAACCCAGAACCCCGCCATCACGACCGCTTTGATCGCCTCGATCCCGGTCGCCACCATCGATCCGACATGGACGTACGTGTCCGCCAGCGCGATCGGGTATGACGCGATGGACGGCAACGTCATCGTCGCGGTAGGCACGACCGGGCCGGGCGGGCGGTTGGTCAAAGTCGATGTCGCAACCGGTGCGATTCTGTGGAACATCATCAATCCGTCGCCCGCCATTGCGCTGAATAATTTCAGCATTGTGGGCGGTGGACTGCCAGTCGTCGACAGCACCGGCGCGCTCATCATCGACACGATGGCCGGAACCACTGCCACGGTGACCGATAATGCCAGCGGCGTTGGCGTGGCCAGTTCGGACCAGTTGGCGCTCGTCGTGGTCTACGGCAGCGTGGCTGGCTCCCCGAACCCGACCCCCGTTAGCGGCACGCCAAGCAGCTTCGGGCCGGCGTGGTTCCTGCTGAGCGGGGTTTATACCCCACCGCAGAAGGTCATCGTGGCGGATCTCTGGTTCAGCCCGACCGCTGCCTTCGTGGATCTGACCGTGGTGTCGAACCGGCGCAGGTTCATCTCCGAGGTCGGTGCGGCGCAGAACCTCGGCGCGGACGGCTCGGCGCCATTTCAGGTCGCCCCGCCGGTGTTCCTGACCTCGAACGGCACACCGTCGAGTTTCGCCGCTGACAACGGCCGCGGCGGTCCGTTCACCGTCTCCGCCGGCACGCTCGCGGCCGGGCCGAGCAATCCGCCCCAGGCGTCCGAGACAACCGTAACGTTCGTCACCGGCTCGCCCGGGAACGGCGTGCTGGGCGACTACCGAACCGGCAACCTCTATGCGTTCAATCCGGCCACGCTCACCGATAACGGCACGCAGCGTCGATGGGTGCGGCGGTGGCGCGCGGTCGCGGGCAACAGTCCAGCCGCCAAGCGGTTCGCCTCGCTCGTTATCAACATGCAGACCGGCCAGGGCGTGCCCGCCGGGACGAAGCCCCAGGTCATGCTGCGCTGGTCCGACGATGGCGGGCGCACCTGGTCTGAGCAGCGGTTCCAGCCGGTCGGCGAACTTGGCGCGACCACGCAGAGCGTGAAGTTCAACCGCCTCGGCATGACGCGCAGGTTCGGCGGCAGCGATCGCTATTTCGAACTCAGCAGCAGCGATCCGTTCGCGGTCGCCATCATTGATGCCGAGGTCGACGTTTCATGACGTTAAAAAGCCATCAGCTCATGACGTATTTACGCATCGACGCCGGGGAGCCCGGCTGATGACGGCGTTCTTGATCACCGGCTTACCCAGGTCTCGAACCGCATGGATGGCGGTGGCGGCCACCGACGGCACGGCGGTCTGCTACCACGAGCCAACCATGCACCTGGCGCGCTGGGACGACGTGTTCGACGAGATATGGCACGGCCACGGGGGCTTCGAGCACGTCGGCATCTCCGATCACGGGCTGGGCTTTCATCTGCCGGAGATCACCCGCCGGCAGGTGCGCACGCTGATCATCGACCGGCCGATTGCCGAGGTCGATGCGTCATTGGCCAGGATCGGCCTCGGGGGCTCGAACTTCTGCGATCTGCTGGCGGAAGCCTTGGCCTACCGCCATTCGCTGATCCGGCGTGTGCCATACGCGGCGCTGGCCGATACCGACACGGTGATCGCGTGCCTGGACTACCTGATGCCCGGCGCGTTCATCGATCCCGCGCGCATCGCCGACCTCCAGGGCGAGAACATTCAGGCCGACGTGCATGCTGCCATTCGGGCGGGCATGGCGCGGGCCGACGACCTCACGGCGTTCCTGCCGGGCGAAGCGCTGGCGCGGCTGCGCAGCAAGCGATGAGCAAGCCGCCGCAAAGCCTTTCGCCGCGCGAGCCGATGGTCGATGCCAACGGCTTGCCGACGCGCAACTGGTGGCGCCTGATCGACAGCCTGATAGGGCAGTCCGGCAAGACCGCCGCCCCGCTGACGGTCAAGGCGAACGCCATCTTCAATGATGGCACACTGACCAACGGCGGCACCATCTCATCGCCGGAACTGCCGGCCGGCTCGCTGATCGGCAACGCGGGCACGGTGCTGGCGCAACCGGCGATCGTGCCGATTGGCGGCGGGCTGGCGACCAGCAACGGCACGCTTGTCGCCGCGCCGCTCGCCCCGATGACACTTGCCGGCAACGCCGGGACGGTGACCGCCACGCCGGGCGGTATCGCGATCGGCGACAACCTGACGCTGACCGCCGGCACACTCAGCGCCACCGCCACCGCCACCGACGACGAAACCCTGCTCTACTCAATCCGCGACACGCGCGGGCAGGCGGCGACGCTGGAGGGGGATCTGGCGGACGCGATGACGCTCGCCATGCTGCCGTCCCGGCAAGATGTTTCTTCGGGCGGCGCGGAGACCTTCACGTTCACCCAGGTGGCGCCGCTGGCGACCTGGACGGTGGACCACGACCTCGACCGGTTCCCGTCCGTTGCTGTCGTGGATTCGACCGGCAACATGGTCGAGGGCGACGTTATCTATACTGACGCCAACACGATCACGCTTAGTTTTGCCGGCGCGTTCAGCGGCATCGCATATTTGAACTGAAAGGCGCCCGGCCATGTCGCGTTCGTTTTTGACATCGATCAACATGAACCAGAACCAACTGCTCAATCCGCAGTTGCAGAACCTCGCCACCGCGCCAAGCTCGCCGGTCGTCGGGCAGGTTTACTACAACACCGTCAACAACGCCGCCTGGGTCTGGAACGGCACGACCTGGCAGCCGACCGACGCCTCGCTGAGCACGATCATTCCAGTCTCGGCGATCCCGGCTTTTGCTAGCACGGTGCTGGGATACCACCTCAATCAGTTCGCCGCCCCAACGGCCAACCTGGCGATGGGCGGCTACCAGATCACCGGGCTGGCAACATCGCAAAGTTCGACCGGACAAGCGGCGAGCTGGGATTTCGTCACCGGGCGCAACCTCAACACGATCGCGGGCGCGGCGGCGACGACGGCGAACTGGGGCAACGGCGGCTTCAAGATCCAGAACATCGGCACGCCATCGACGGCGGGCGACGCGGCCGAATACACCTGGGTCAACACCCGCCCGCTGAACACGTTTGCCGTGCCAACCGGCAATATCGCGATGTCCGGCTACACGCTCACGGGGCTGAACACCGGCCCGAGTGCGGCGGGGCAGGCGGCGGAATACTCGTGGGTCATCGCCCAGATCCAAAGTGCCGCGGCGGGCATCGCCAGCAAACCCCCGGTGCAGTGCATCGCGACCGGCAGCATCACCCTGTCTGGCCTGCAAACCATTGACGGGTATACCACCTTGGCCAACGACCGGGTGCTGGTCGCAGGCCAGACACCGGCCACCGCGAACGGCGTCTACAACGCCGCCTCGGGTGCGTGGACGCGCGTGGTGGACGACGGCAGCGCCCCGGGCGAGATCGAGCCAGGCGCGATGTGGCTCGTCATCAACGGCGGGACCAACGGCGGGACGCAGTGGCGGTGCAGCAATACCGGCACGATCACCATCGGCACGACGAATATTACGTTGGTGCAATTCTCCGCTGCCTCGGTCTTCACCGCCGGCAACGGTTTGATGCTTACCGGCTCGGCGTTTTCGATCAATTTGCAATCGGCCAGTGGTCTCGTGGTCTCGGGATCGGGTCTCGGGATCGACACGACCGTGGTCACGCGCAAATACAGCGGGACGATCGGGGATGGCACGACCACGCAGATCGTGGTGACGCATAACCTCAACACCCAGGATGTTGTGATGTCGTGCCGATTGGCTTCGACACCCTATTCGGTCGTGGACTGCGACATGGCGGCCACGAGCACCACGACAGCCACCTTTGGGTTTGCCGTCGCGCCGGTGGCGTCCTCGCTGCGGGTGACGGTGCTCGGCTAGGAAGCAAGTCATGGCGCGGACCTATCTTGGCACGGGCTACACGTTCGATAACCCGCTTTCGGTCGCCGACGCGAGCGGCAATCTGACCAGCCTGTCGATCACGAACACCGGGGCGAACGGTGTCAGCATCGAACTGACCGGCAACGGCTCGACCACGCCTAGCAAGTTCCTGCGCGTGACTAGCGGCCAGTTCCAGATCATCAACAGCGCTTACACCTCCGTCATTTTGGCTGTGACCGATCTTGGCGTGCTGTCGGCGAACGGCATCACCAGCACACCGATCAGCGGCAGCACCGGCTCGTTCACAACGCTAAGTGCGAGCGGTAGCCTAACGGTGGCAAACAGCATCACGCTCGGCGGCGTGGGAAATATCGTTAGTTCAAACGCAGTCTATTCCGGCGGCTGGAAATACATCGCGACGGATTTCGCCTGGTATTTCCGCTCCGATGGCACAACTGGCGATGTTGTCTCGCTGAACGTCGCGCCCTCGGGCACCGCAGGGGCGGCGATGACGTCCGTGCCGGCTTTTTCGGTCAGCCAGACGGGCCTGATGACGATACCGATCGGGCTGACGGTCGGTTCGAGCACAATCTACAATCCAACGCTCGCCATAACCGGCGCGGCGGGCAACCAGCGTCAAGTCGCTTTCCAAACGGCGGGTGTCGGGCGCTGGTTGGTGATGGCGGCTGCTGGAACGGAAAGCGGAAGCAATACTGGTTCCGATTTCTACATCCAGGCACTCAGCGACGCCGGGGCCTTTAACGGAAACCCATTCTGGATCTCCCGCGCCAGCGGCCTCGTCACGATGGCGAACGGCATTACCGCATCGCCCATCTCGGGTTCCTCGGGAAGCTTCACGACGCTGGCGGCGTCGGGTGCTTCTACGCTGACCGGCATTGTCTATCGCGGCAACAGCACATTTGTAGCCAGTAGCTGGACACTATCGACCACGACACGCAATCCCACGCTCGGAATTTGGCAGGATACGAACTGGGGCCTCGAACTTCGCTATGGTCCGAACAGCGTCTACCAGAGCGCGCTATTCGCTTACACGGGCGGCGAGATTTCGTTCGGTCAGTATTCTCTCAATGCGACCTTGCAATCGCAATATACGCAGTTCGCTTATTTCTCGACCAGCGGAGCGCTGACGGTCGCGACCCCCACGACACTAAGTAGCACGCTGAGCGTTGCGGGCACCGTCTCTGGCGCGGGCATCACCTCGCTGCTGGCGCCCTATGCGCTGCTGGCGGGGGCGACGTTCAGCGGGAATATTTCTGCGCCCTCCATCTTCACCTCCGGTGCGTCGATCGGCCTAGTAGGGCTCTACACTGGCGGAGCCTCAAACACCGGCTACGTCGCGTTCTACAATCCTTCGGGCACGCGGCAGGGCTATGTCGGCTATGCCACTTCTGGTGGCTACCTCTCGCTGGAGAGCGAAAACGGAAACCTCGGCTACAACGTCACGGGCCAGTTGGTCGTCAATGGCCTGACAACTGCGAACGGTGGTCTGTATGTCGCGGGCAACGCCGGCGGTATCATCCCCGCTGCTGCGCTTGGCGCGGCGCTCAGTTGGAATTACTCCAACGGTAGTGGTGAGGTAGATTTCTGGAACCAGTGGAGTGCCGGGCCACCTGCAATTTCATTCTCGTGGTATCAGCGCACGTCCACGCCGGGCGCAACGCTGCTGGCGACGCTGGGGCCGACCGGATCGTTCTGGACGGCGGGCCTGCTGACGGTCAACTCGGGCGGCCTCGTCGTCAACGCCGGCGGCGCGGCGATCACCGGCACCACGACGGTCACGGGCGCGCTGAACGTGTCGGGCATATCGACGCTCACGGGCGGCATCAACATCGGCGGCGCCGGGGCTTATTATAGCTCGAACCTGACGTATAGCGGCGGATGGAAATACATCGCCTCCGACTACGGGGCAATGCTCTACTTTGGCGGATCGAATGGTACGTCGCTCTATGTGGCGCCAACAGGCACCGCTGGTGCGACGGCGGCGATCGTGCAGGCATGGAACGTCACACCGGCCGGCGCGATGACCGTCTACGGGCCACTGACGTGTGCTGGCACAATCAGCGCGGGCACGGCAACTTTCACAGGCGGCCTGTTCGTCTCGGGCGGCACCTTCGCGCCGGGGATGCTCTACTCCGACGGCAACTGGGGCATGCTGATCCGCGGCCAGACGCGGGCGGTAGACGCGGACCTGGCGCTGTGCAACGGCGCCGGCAACGTCTCCCTTGGCATCATGGCGAGCGGCCTGACGACGATTAATACCGGCCTCGGTTTCAATTCGCAGGTCGGCGCGAATAACACCGACTGCTCGAAGCATATTGCGCTTTGGGGCACCACGTTTGGCTTCAATGTCACCGCCAGCGCGTTGAATTACACCGTCTCCACGGGCAACGCGCACTACTTCAACATCGGCGGCACGAACGTGCTCACCATCGCGGGCGGTGCGGTGTCGGTGGCGGGCACGCTGAACGTGTCGGGCACGCTGACCGCGCAGTATCTGCGCGCATCCACCGGCGCTGTCAGCCGAACGCTAGCCTCCAAGCTCGGGGATATGTTTTCGGCGCTCGACTTCTCCGGGATCGATCCGACCGGCGCGACGGACTCGACCACGGGCATTATCGCCGCACTGGCCGCCATGGGAAACGGCACTCTCTGCGTTCCGGCGGGCACCTTTTCCGTCAGCGGGCAGATCAACATCGCCGCCGGCCAGTACATCCTTGGCGTCGGACCGAGCGCCACGATCTTCAGCGTGACCAGCGCCACCAGCGACATCTTCGTGTTCAGCCCGGGCACAAGCGGCACAGATGCCGGCATGTCCAACTTCTCGATCGCCAGCACGGTGACGCGGACAGCCGGTCGTTACATCCTAGACGCCACCGTGATGAACACGCAGATCCACCACTTTCATCTGGTCGGCAGCTTTGTCGGTATCGAGTTTGCGGATGTGGGCGGATTTGCCGCTGACGGCCTGATCTATAACAGCGTGGTCAGCACTGGCGTTGGCATCAAGATCAGCGGGGGCGGTGATCATTACATAGACCGAATCCTGATGGACAACCCTGCCGGTCAGCCGTCGGCGGGAATCCTGGTCACCAGTAGTGGCGGCGACTGGGTCACCGATTGCGACCTGATACGCTGCGGCAATGGCGTGGCGATGACACCGGGCAGCGGGCAGACCGTTGAATACATGTTCTTTTCGCAGGTTTGCTGCGACACCTGCTCGGGCACGCCATGGCTGCTGCAAACCAGCGGCACCGGCACGATCTACAGCATCGCGTTGGAAAACTGCTGGGGCTCGACCGGCACCAGCAATGGCATGGTGGCGAACGGCGCCGGCGGCTTTATCGACACGGTCATGCTGACGAATTATCGCGGGTTCAACAGTGGTCAGCACGGTATCTATATCGAAAATTCGGTCAAAAACTGGCGCCAGATCGGCGGCTGTATTTCCGGCAACAGCACCAGTACGGCGAATACCTACGACGGCATCAATGTTGCCGCGGGGCTCGTAAATTTCCACTTCAGTGGCATCCATATCGGCCCAAGCGGCATCTTCGCGGACCACCAGCTCCATCAGATCATGATCGGCGCCGGGGCCGGCGACGATATAACAATCATCGGCAACATGGTCGCAACGGCGAATACGGCCATCAGCATGGGCGCCACCGGGGTGAACTGCAATGTCGCGTTCAATCCCGGCTACCGAACAAGCAACCAGGGTGAAGTGCTGCTGGTAGCTGGCACGTCCTCGATTGCCGTCTCGCATGGGCTGTCGACGACGCCTGGCACCTGGCAGGTGCAACTGGTAGCGCTGTCCAACGTCGTGGCGTCCGGGGTCACGAATTTCTGGGTCAGCGCCGCAACCTCGACAACATTCACCATCTCAACCAACGCAACGGCGTCACCGGGCCTATACTTCGGATGGTCTGTTCGCGTAATGGGCGCATGACAACGTTTGGAGACTGAACAGATGAGCCCAACCGACAAGATTTCTCTCACGCTCGAAGCCCAGCAATGGCAAGTTGTCGTCAATCTGCTCGCCGAGGGGCCTTACAAGCTGGCGGCGCCGCTGATCCAGTTGTTGCAAGAACAGTTCAATGACGCCCAGCAGCCGGCGCAGGCGCTTGAGGTTCAACAACCGGCGGTTACGAACGGATCAGGTATGGCCCATCCTCGCGACAAGCGCAGCCGACCGGACGCATGAGCCGCTACCAGCTCACAAAGGGCGACAGTGTCATCCGCCTTGATGACACCGCGCTGATCCCCGCAGATCCACACAACGTCGATTGGCAGGGGTATTTGGCCTGGCTGGCGGCGGGCAACGTGCCCGCCCCGGTCGCGACGCCAATCGTGCCGACAACGATACCAGCCGCGGCGTTTTATGCGAGGTTCACTCCGGCGGAACAGTTGGCGGTGCAGACGGCCGCGAACGCCAGCCCGCAACTCGGTCTCGGCATGACCCTGGGTCTGGCGCAGGGGTTTGTTATTTTTGCGTCACCACTTCTGATCAACTGGATGAACGGCATGGTCGCGGCTGGCGCGATCACCCGGGCGCGGGCCGCCGTCATCATGACGCCGTAGGAGAAACCCGCCGATGACCGTCCAGGTCGTGCAGATGTTCCCGCCGACGACGCTGACCACGTCGGCGGCGACGCTCTATACCGTTTCGGGATCGGACACGGCGATCCTCGCCCGCGGGCGCATACGCTTCACCAACACCTCGGCCAGTGCTGTGACGGTCACGGCCTATGGCGTGGTCTCGGGCGACACAGCCGGGGCCGGCAACACGTTCTGTCAGACGCAGACGGTTCTGGCGAACGGCAACCTCGATATGGATATCCCGGTAATCCTGAACGGCGGCTTCATTCAGGCGCTTGCCTCGACCGGCGGGGTGGTGACCGCGCATTCCCTGGATGGCGTGCTTTTTTCCTGAGATGACGTGCCAGCGGTCTTGATGTAGTTTCGCTGAGGTAACCGCACCGGCGCGGGGCTTTCCGGGCAACGTTTCCTCTCACGATTGGCAGGTCCGATGCCCTTTATGGTCGCCGCCGGTATCGGCGCAGCCGGTAGCCTCGCTTCCGGCATTATTGGCAGCAACGCGGCATCGTCCGGCGCGAAGGCGCAGGAAAACGCCGCGCAGCTCGCCTCGAACACCGAACTGTCGATGTTCAACACCGCGCAGTCGGACCTCCAGCCGTATATGCAGGGCGGCACGAACGCGCTGGCGGCGCTGCAAAAGATCCTCGGCATCGGTCCGGGTGGATCAGGCGCGACCAACCCGATGCTGCAAATGCTGGGCATTGGCGCCAACGGCCAGGCCACCGGCGGCGGGATCGATCCGTCGAAGTTTCAATCCTCGCCCGGCTACCAGTTCCAGATGCAGCAGGGCGAGGATGCGATCACCAACTCGAATGCTGCCAAGGGGATCGGCGGCAACGCGCTGAAGCAGTTGCAGAGCTATGGACAAGGCACCGCCAACCAGGGCTGGCAGCAATACCTGTCGAACCTCGGCGGCGCTTACGGCAACCTGACCGACCAGTTGAGCAATCTGGTGGGGAGAGGGCAGGGCGCCGCGGGCGGGGTCGCCAGCGCGGCAATGGGTCTCGGCAGCGAAATCGGCGGCAACCAGATCGGCGCCGGCAACGCCCAGGCGAGCGGCACCATCGGCAGCGCTAACGCGCTGGGCGGCGCGCTCCAGGGCATCGGGTCCAACGCGATGCAGTATGGGCTGGCGACGAACCAGAACAACAACCTCCAGGCGATTTTGACCGCGCTCCAATCCGGCGGCGGAGGCGCCTCAAGCGGTGGCTACGGGATTTCGCCATATGGGGCGAATAACGCGATCTCCGGCAACACGATCATGTCGGCCTACGGTTAGCGGCCGATGCCAATCGACCCATCGATCGCGCTCAGCTTCAGGCCGACGCAGTTTCCCGGCTTTGACCTGGGTAACGCCGCGCAGGGCGCCAACGCGCTGGCGCAGTTCCAGGCCAACCAGCAGAAAATCCAGTCGCAGAACGCGCTAAGGAGCATTCTGTCGCAACCCGGCGCGATCGATGACCAGGGCAATCCGACCGCCGACGCGCTGAAGAAGGTGAACGCGGTCGATCCCATGACCGGGATGCAACTGCGCGACAACATGCTGGTGGCGCAGCAGAAACAGCTTCAGATGAGCGTCTACAAGACCGAGGCGTTCCAGAAAAAGAACGACATGATCTATAACGCATACGGCGTTATTGACAAAACCTACCAGGACAAAGTCAAGGCCGGGCTCATTCCCGAACAACAGGCCCGCGAAGAAGCGACCCGTGAGGTGCAGGCGGTCAACGCGGACTGGGCGCAGGGCGGGGGGCTGTCGGAGGAAGAAGCCCGACGGTTGCCGACTGAGTTCGAGCCTGTCGGGTTCAAGCGGTATTTCGACGGCTCCGACCGGATCCGCGAGTGGGCAAAGTCGCAGTCGACGATCGACGAGCACAAGCGGGCAGAAGCCCGTGAGGATGCGAGCTTGGCGGAGAGGGAGCGCCACGACCGGGCGAGCGAAAACGCGGTCAAGCCGTCCGAGGTCGAAATCATGACCGATCCGAACCATATAGGCCCGGACGGCAAGCTGCAGCCAATCCAGTTCCTGTATGACAAAGTCAAGAAGCAGGCGACCACGCTGACCGGTGAGCCCTATACGCCAACCGGTGCGGAGAAGCTTGGAGGCAGCAGCGATGCTGGCAGCGCCAAAGCCGAGCGGGCGACACGTTTCGCCGAAGAGAAGCGGAACCAGCAGGCCGCCGGGACCTATAAGGACGACAGCGGGGTTTATGAGGTCGTCGATGCGGCGATGAAGATGAGTACGGCGGCGGGGGCAAAAGAAAAAGACTTCGAAATCATCGCCAATGACGAGATCGCCCAGGCCGAAAGAACCAGGAAAGTGGCCAACGGACCGCCTTTGTCCGAGGCCGATAAAGCGAAAATTCGGATTAACGCGCGCAAGGACAACGAGGCGTCGATTTCGGATGAAGCGGCGGTCGTGGCCGCGGACCGCGTTCTTGCTGGTGATGAAAGGGCGACGGTCGGGATGGCGCGATCCGCCGCCAACATCGCCAAATTAACCAACATCATCGCCCAGCGGGCGGCCGAAAAGGGCATGGACGGAACGGAGATTGCCCGCAGGGTCGCCGAGTTCTCCGGCATGATGGCGGGTGAGCGGACGTTGGCGATCCGATCGGCGAACATGGAAATCGCCGCGAATGAAGTCAATAACATGGCGCCGCTGGCCCTGGCGGCATCCGAGAAGGTCGACCGAACGCGATACCCGTCGCTCAACGCGATTATCCAGGCCGCCGAAAAGGGCACTGGAGACAAGGATGTCGTGCGATTTGGCCTAGCGGCGAACTCACTGATTTATACCTACTCAAAATTCCTCAATCCGACGGGCGTCCCGACTGACGCCGACAAGGCACGCGCTGCCGAAATCCTGTCAACGGCATGGGACAAGGGGCAGTTCCGCACGGCAATCGAACAGATGAAAGTGGAAATCAACAGCGGCAAGGCTGCGGTAAAAACCACGAAAGAAGAATTGGGCGCAGGTTTCACGGGCAAGCCGTCCGCCGCGACGGACGGTGGCGGCAACACGGCGACCAAGATTGGCGGCGAAGGCGGCAAGTCTGGCGGCGAGAAGGCCGCGACTACCGCCGGCGCGTTCCCCAATCTGAATGCCCTGCCGGCGGAAAAGCGCGAACAAGCAATCGCCATGCTCAAGGCTGACGAAGGCAGAGCGGACCAGTTCGACGAGATATTTGGTCCGGGCGCGGCGGAGGCGGTGCTGGGGCACAAGCCTGCCAAGAAGTCAGCCGGTGGCGGCGAGAAGACAGACGCGCCGGCCACCGGAACGCCCGCCGGGAAGTCAGCCGCTGCACCGTCCGGCTCGGGCAAGACGAAAGACGACCCGATTGCCGTCAGCGACCCAGCCGCGGCGATGAAGCTGCCGCCCGGCACGTTCTTCCTCGCGCCCGACGGCAAGATCCGCCAGCGCCCGATAGTGTCGGCGCCCGCCGGCACCGGTCCTCTCGCCTGAAAGGTCGCCCATGCCAGACGGGTTCAACTGGGACAGCATCGGCGCGCCGGTCGAGGACGACGGCAAGCAGCGCGCCACCTCGGTGGATTGGGACAGCATCGGCACGCCGATCGGATCTGCCACACCGCAAACCATAAGTCCGGCCGACGCGGCACTGCCGTTCCAGACGCCGCCCGGGTTCTATCGGGGCTCTGTCCTGCCGTTCATGGCTGACGACAAGGGAAATGTCGTCACGGGCACGTACAACACCCCGTTCGGATCCTTCCAGGCGCCCGAACTGTTCACGCCGGGGTTCATCGCGTCACCGATCCGCGGTCTCCAGGCCGGTGGTCAGGAGGCGCTGGGCGAACGCCCGGTCGATGATCCGACGGTGCGTGGCGACGTCCTGGCGGCGACCGCGTTTGGCGCTCGTCCTGCGCCCGGCAGCATCCCGTCTGCGCCGCGGATGAATTTCGCCGACGAACCGTTTGGTCCAGACGGAGCGCCCGGCGGCAGACCTTCGCCCGGCGCACCGCCCGGTGCGCCCGGCGGTGCGCCGGTCGCACCCGATGCTTTTGTCAGGGAACACGGCTGGGATCCGCGCAAAGGCGACAAACCGTTGGCCTTGCCCGCGCCGGAAGCGGCGACCGCTGCCCCGCAAGCGAAGCCGGCAGGGGCAGGGACGGGCACCGCCTCCGCGCCCAACCCAGTATCGCTCAAACGCGGCGACAAGGTCACGGTCATCAATCCGACGCTGGGCGGCGAGATCACCGGCGAGGTGTTCGGCATCCACCCTGACGGCAGGGTTTGGGTGACGCAACCCGACGGCAAGAACAAGCTGTATGAGCGCGACCCCGTCACCGACCGGTTGCAGGCGGTCGAGCACGAACCGCCGCCGGAGGCCAAGCCAGAGCCCGAACCCGAGAAGCCGAATACCCCGGTTCCCAAGGCGGACGCCAAGCCCGGCCACATCGTCACCTTCGCCAACGCGGAGGGCGAGCACACCACCGGCAAGCTGGTCGGCACGCGCGCCGACGGCCGTCATGTTGTCGACCTCGGATCGGATGGCAGCGGCGAGCGTGTGTTCGTCCGACCTGAACGGGTGGTCGCGGCCCGGACGCCGCCGGCTGAGACGCCGCGCACCACGTCGGGCACCTCTGCAAGCCAGGACGCCGATAAGCCAACAAGTGAGGACGCGGATAAGTTAAAAGCTCAAGACGCAGATACGCCAAAAAGTCAGGACGCCACGACGCTCGCGACCAAGGCCGACGAACCGACCGAAACGACCAGCACCGCCACAACCGAAAAGCCGGCCGCCGCGACCGACACACCAACGCCCGAGCAACCGCTGGCGGAGGTGGAAGGCGAGAAGCCGCCGCCCGGCCCGGATGACGAGATCGAATACACCACCAAGCGCGGCCGTGTGCTCAAAGGCCGGGTCGTCAAGGGCATCGACGCCGAGGAAGCGCGCAAGCGCGACCCCTATGCCTTCCAGCTAAACGGCGGCTGGTTCATCCGCACGACCCCGAAGCAGCAGGGAGACAAGAAGGAGAAAAAGCCGGCGGCCCCGGCAGCGGCCACCGAACAGCCCGCCTCCAGCGTGACACCGCCAGAAATCACGAACGCCGAACATGGCCCGTGGACCGACACCGGTAAGAAGAACGGCGACGGCCAGGCCATCTACGAGAACCCGAACGGCGTGCGCGCGGTCAACGACGACGGCGTGCCGCACATGGAGCCGACCGACGAGCACCCCCAGAAAGGTCGCGTGCCGCGTGACCCGGAGGCGCGGCCGCCGAAGTTCCTGCCACGCGGGAAGCGTGTCTCCGACACGACGGTTGAGACCCGGCAGACAGAAGCCAAAGCGAAAGTCACGCCGGAAAAGTCGCCGATTAAACCGACCCAAACGGGCGGAGCGCCAGGCCGTTGGACCGAGATCGGCAAGAACCGCGACGGCCATCCGGTCTACGAGGACGAAAACGGCGTGCGATCCTATGTCGCCGACGGCATTCGCTCCACCGAGAAGGTCCGCGTCGGGCCGCGAGGCTCGAGCGTCGCCGCGCCAGAGGACAAAGACCCCGACTATCAGGTGGTCGAGCCGAAGCCACCCGAACCCGAGGCGGCCCCGCCGGCAGAGTCCAAACCGGACAAGCGGAAGGCGACACACGCCGATGTTCCGACGCTTGCCGATCCGGGCGAGAAGCCGTTCACCTCTGCCGACATCGGAACGAAAGTAAGGCCGAAGGCCGGCAGTGGTCTCGACGTCGTCAAGAACGCGGGCACCATCAGCCACGTTCAATCGTCGTCGCGCGGGCCGATGATCTCGGTCAACGGCGGACCTCACTTCTACGGCGTGGATTTCGAGCGTGTGCCGGCGCCCGCCGAGACGGACCAGGCGTCGGCAGAGTCCAAACCGAAGGCCCCTGATCGCGGCATAAACGAGACCGCTTTCAGGAACGCGATAAGGCACACCGGATCGGCCCAGCACGACGGCACCTGGCGCATTGTCCCGCTGCCGTTCGTGCCCAACCGCTATGCCGTTGAACACACGCCAGGGCTCGCGAGCAAGGATGCCGGCAAGCGGCGGGTCGATGGCGCGCCCGACGGGCAGGATCCGTGGACGCTGGAGCAGGCGCAGGAAGCGGCGGCCAAGATGGCGGCGAAGCGCCGGCCGTTCGACCCGACAGAACATCCCGGCCTGGTGATTAAGAACCTGCGGGACGGCAAGGAGACCAGGATCCAGCCGATCGGGACGGTGCCGCCCGCACCCGCGCCTTCCGGCGCGACGCGGACCATCTCGCCCAAAGACCTGGAGCGGGCGGGCCTTCGCGTCGTTCCAGAGAGCGAGGCTTCTGACGCCCGGTTCGTCCTGCCGGACGGCCGCTTGATCGCCGGATGGCACGATGAGACGCACGACGAGATCGTCCGCATGCTGGATGGTGACGCGCCACCGTCCGGCGATCCAGCCCGCCGGGTAAAGGATTTCGTCGATGCGACCCATGCCGCCGAGGTCGGTCTGGCGCAGGATGACGACCTGAACACACCACGCGGAAGGCGTGCCTCCGACCCGACTGACGTCTCGATCAGGCATAAGCTGACGCCGCCGCAGACGACATCCATCGCGACATACGTTGAGGCCCGCATTGCAACTGCGGACGCCGAGGAACCCGCGATCAAGGTCAATTACCGGGGCGACACGTTCCTGGTCGACAGCGCCCGGCGGTTCCGGGGCGAAGCCGCGGCGATTGCGGCGCAGGCCGATCTGTTCGGCTGGTCCCCGGCGGCGGTGGACGACGAGATCGACGACATGGAGGGCTACGACCCGGCGCCGCCGCCGGTATCCGCCGCATCCTACACGCTGCGCGCCCGTGGCTTGCTCCGCGCTCTGCGCGAGGACGGCGCGACGGATGCGGACGTTCGACGCCGCCTGGCCGAGATGGTTGAAGGCCCGGAGGAAGGCCGTCGCAACCAGCAGGCGATAGCGGGGCGGGCGCTTGAATTGCTCGACCAGGAGGTGAAGCCGGCGGCGGTCGAGGAAACCGCGGCAGACGTGTGGGCGAACGCCAAGCCCGGCGACAGCCTGGGGAAATACGGAACGCTGATCGCAAAGGGTATCGAGACCAGGGAAGAAGCTGACCAACTGGCGGCTGACACTCCCCGCAGTGCGGTGTGGAGCGATGACGACATGTTCGCCGTCGTCCAAAGGCCGCCGGTATTCACGCCAGTCACCGACAACGACCCGGAACTGGTGCGGCAGATCAACGAGATTGCCGACGAATGGGAAAAGCTAGGCAACCCCGGCATGGCGAAGGCGGTTCGCGCCAGCGCCAATCTGAAGCTCACGCCTGAAAGAGTGGAGTTCAACCGGCAGAAACTGGCGGACGCCAAGGCTGCGGCCGATCCCGCCAATGCGCCCGAACTGCCGCACGAGACTTTCTCCCTCGACGAGTTCATGCCGACCAAGGGCCGGGACGCGCCTCGCCAGTGGCAGCAGTTCAAGGATATCGCATCCCCGGATGCCAGGGCGCTCACCGATCAGGTGCAGCAAGCCGTGCAAACCCAGGTCGATCGCCTGAACGCGATGGGATTGCGCTTGTACGAAAGGGGATTTGGCGTTCCCAGCAGGCGCGGCTCCGACCTCAAAGACCGGCTTATGGGTTTGTTGGGTTCGTTCAGCCGCTTTGTGAACGGGCACATTGCAGTTCAGAAGGGCTACAAGAACGCCGACCCTGCGCGCTACGCCATCGACCGGCAGGACGTGCTCAATCAGTTGGCGGAGATCAACGATCCCGGCAGCACACAATCGGCGGACCAGACCGGACCGGCGTTGCAACCAACCGGTGGTGCGCCTAGCGTCGACGGCCAGGAGACCAGCGATGGAGTTCAAACTACCGTACGTCCAGGCGATGCGGGAGAAGGCGCCCAGGATGTTCATGGAAATGCGCCGGGCGGGGACGCTGGACCAGCACCTTCAGGACAAGAGCCTGGAGGCGCACCGAATGCTGACGGAAATGCTGGCACGCGCCCCCAAGGATCAGTACGGCGACCCGACAATGCAGGCGAGACGGGAAGCGGAGGAGACAGTCAGGGCGACCCTGATAGAGTTCCCGGCGGAGGAGACGAAGCGGGAGAGCCGCCAGCAGCCACCGGACGCCCTCGGGACCAGCGAGGGCGCGTAGCCGGGCCGAACGTCAAGGGCCAGAACTTCGTCATAGAACCGGGCGACGTCGCCGAAGATCGAGGCCGCGTCACCAAGGCGCGCGACAACATCGCCGCCATCGAACTGGTCAACCGGCTGAAAGAGGAAGCCCGGCCGGCCACCACGGCGGAGCAGGCGGTGCTGGTGAAGTACGTCGGCTGGGGCGGGATCAAAAACATCTTCCGCGACAGCACTGGCCAGTTCGGCAAGGGCATGGAGACCTTGGGCTACCGGCTTCAAGACCTGCTGACCCCGGATGAATACCGCGCCGCCGAAGCCTCGACGCAGAACGCCCACTACACCGCCGAGCATATTGTCCGCTCGATGTGGCAGGCTGTCGAGGATATGGGCTTTAGCGGCGGGTCGGTGTTCGAGCCCGGCATGGGCATCGGGCACTTCCTCGGCATGATGCCGCCCGATCTCGCCGAACGCAGTACCTATCGCGGCCTGGAGATGGACCACCTGACGGCCGATATCGCCAAGCTGCTGTATCCGCAGTCAGCCATCGTGCGCGCCGACTTCGCCAAGCGGGTGCTGCCCGAGAAAGCATTCGACCTGGTCATCGGCAACCCGCCATTCGCCGACGTGGTGATCAACTCGGACCCGAAATACGCCGCCAATCGCTTCATGCTGCACGACTATTTCTTCGCCAAGTCGATCGACGCGGTACGTCCCGGCGGCCTGCTGGCGTTCGTCACCAGCGCCGGCACGATGAACAAGATCAACCCCAAGGCACAGAAGTATCTGGCGGAGCGGGCGGAGTTCCAGGGCGGCGTGCGGTTGCCGTCAAGCGCGTTCCGGCAGAACGCGATGACCGACGTCACCACCGACATCCTGTTCTTCAAGCGCCGCATGGCGGGACAGATCGAAATCGCCGACGATGCGCCGCTGCCCGACTGGACCGGCACCGTGCGGCGCGCCCTGCCGAACGCTGAAGGCACGACGACCGAGGGCGAGGTCAGTCGCTACTTCTCCGACCATCCCGAGATGGTGCTGGGCGAAGAGGGGTTTTTCGACAAGCTCTACAAGGACCGCTACGCGGTGCACGAGCGGCCGGACAGCGATCTCGCCAGCGACCTGCGCGCGGCACTGGAGCGGTTGCCCCGTGGGGTGATGGAGGACGAGCCGACGCCGGATGTGCGCGCCGCGCTCGACTTCGATGCCCCGGAAAAGAAGGATGGTAGCTTCTATCGCGCCGAAGACGGCACGCTGATGCAGTACAGCCGCGGTGCCGGGCGCCCCGTGGCGGCGCGCGGTGCCGGGGTTAAAGGCGGCTTCACGGCGGCCGACCGTGACCGGGTTCTGAAGCTGATCCCGGTCCGCGATGCGCTGCGCGCGGTGTTCGCCGCCGACCTGGCGCGCGATGAAGCCGCTGGTGCCGCGGCGCGCAAGGATCTCAACCGGCACTACGACAACTTCGTCAAGTTCTTCGGCCCGATCAACAAGGCGGAGTTCTCCTACAAGCGCCCGTCGATCGTGCAGCAGGAAACCGCACGGGCGGAGGCCCGCGAGGAGTTCCGATACCTCGGTGACTATTTCAACGAAGGCGATTTCGATCCGTCGGCGATGTTCGCGGCGAAGGCCACGATGACCGAGATTGCCGAGGCCCGGCAGAAAGCGCGGGTCGCCGCACTGGAGTCCGGCCGGGGCTTCAAAGAGGGCGAGTTCGATCCCGCCGACATGGCCGACGTGGTGATCGAGCGGCGGCCCAACGTCAAGCCGTTCATGACGGACCCGGAGAGCTACCGGCTGCGTTCGATCGAGGACTACAACGACGCCACGGGCGCCGCCGCCAAGAAGCCGATCTTCACCCGCAGCATCCTTAAATTCGAGGAGGAGCCGCAGATCAATTCGCCGCAGGACGGCGCGCTGTGGTCGATGAACAAGCTGGGGCGGCTCGATATCGGCGCCATTGCCGAAAAGATGGGCATTGCGCCAGAACAGGTTGTCGCCGGGTTGGGCGATGCGATCTACCGGGTGCCTGGCACGCGCGAGACCTATCAGACGAAGGGCGAATACCTGTCGGGTGACGTGGTGACCAAGCTCGATGTCGCCCGCGCCGCAGCCGAGACCGACCGCGAGATGGCGCGCAACGTGTCCGCGCTGGAGGCGGCGCAGCCCGCCCCGCTGCCGCCGTCGCAGGTGACGATGATGCTGGGTATGCCGTGGATCCCGGCGAAGGTGGTCCTGGATTTTGCCCGCGACCATCTTCAGATCGGCCAGCCCCGGATCATCTATTCGCCCGAACTGGGCGCATGGAATGTGGAGGAGCCGAAAGGCGGCGGCAACCGCTTTCCCGGCTACCACCAGTGGAGCACGCCCGACAAGGACGCCTACGACCTGCTGGGGCACGCGCTGAACCGCACCAAGCCGAAGATCATGATGGGGCCACGGGAGGAACGTGTCGTTGACACGGTCGCGACGCAGGCGGCGTCGGACAAGATCGAGGCGATGAAGGAAGCCTTCTTCGGCCTGGAAAGCCGCCTTGGCTGGGTGATGGACGATCCGGCGCGGGCCAACGCCCTGGCCGACATCTACAACGCGAAGATGAACCGCACCGTGCCGCGGGTGCATGACGGCGCCTACCTGACGACGCCGGGCGTCGCTGCGGGGTGGAGTTGGCGCCCACATCAGACGCGCGTGGTGTCGCGGATCATCCTGGAGGGCAGCACCTACATGGCGCATGCCGTCGGCGCCGGAAAGACCAGTGCCATGATCGGTGCCGGCATGGAGATGAAGCGGCTCGGGCTGGTGAGGAAGCCAATGTATGTGGTGCCGAACCACATGCTTGGCCAGTTCACCAAGGAGTTCTACGAGCAGTATCCAACGGCGCGCATCGCCGTGGCGAGCGAGGAGCAGTTCCACACCGGCCGGCGCAAGCAGTTCATGGCGAACGTCGCGCAGGACGACCTGGATGCGGTGATCATCACCCATTCCAGCTTCAAGAAGATCCCGATCAGCGATGCGTTCCAGGCGGATTTGATCGAGCAGGAGATCCAGACGCTGCTCGCCGCGATCAAGAAAAGCCGCGACCGTTTCACCGTCGGGCGGCTGCAAAACCAGATTGCCAAGCTGCGGGAGAAACTGTCGAAGGCGACCGGCGACAACAAGGACGAGACGCTCACGTTCGAGGAGATGGGTATCGATTTCCTGTTCGTCGACGAGGCACATCAATTCCGCAAACTCTCGTTCGCGTCAGCCCAGTCTTCCGTCAAGGGGATCGACCCGGGGGGCTCGGCGCAGGCATGGGATCTTTACACCAAGGTCCGCTATCTCGACCAGCAGAAGCCAGGCCGCGCCGCGGTGTTCGCCTCTGGCACGCCGGTCACCAACACCATGGGCGAACTGTACTCGCTCAGCCGCTTCCTTCAGCCGCAGGCGATGGCCGATCGCGGCGTTTCGCACTTCGACGCATGGGCACAGACCTTCGGCGCCCTGAAGACCGAACTGGAAGAGACCCCGGCCGGCACCTACGCGCCGCAGACGCGGTTCCAGCGCTTCATGAACATGCCGGAGCTGTACCAGATGGTCAGCGGCATCATGGATATCGTGACATCGAAGGAACTCGAACAATACGTCGTCCGCCCGAAGCTGAAGGGCGGCAAGCGCGAGCAGCACATGGCGCCGCGCACCGACATCCTGGACCGCTATCAGGCGCAGCTCGGCGCGCGCATGGAGGCGATCAAGGCGCGCCGGGGCAAGCCGTCGCCAGGCGACGACATTATCCTGTCGGTGATCAACGACGGGCGGCACGCGGCGATCGATCCGCGCTTCGTCGAGCAGTCCCAGAGCGATCCGCGCTCCAAGCTGAACATGATGGTCGACAACGTCGTCCGCATCTATCGCGAGACGGGCGACGTGCAGTTCTACAGCCCGGGGAGCAATTACACGGCGCCGAGTTTCCGCGGCCCGGCGACGCAGATGATCTTTGCCAACCTCGGCGTCAACGGGCGCGGTCCGGCGGGGTTCTCGTCCTACAAATGGATGAAGGAGGCATTCCGCCGGGCCGGCATCCCGGCCAACGAAGTGGCCTTCATCGGCGACTACAAAAGCACGCTCGCCAAGCAGACGCTGTTCAACGACATGAACGAGGGCAAGGTCCGCATTCTGATCGGGTCGGTGCCGAAGATGGGCACGGGCGTCAACGCCCAGCGCCGCCTGATCGCGCTGCACAACCAGGATCCGCTCTGGTATCCGGCCGATGACGACCAGCGCAACGGCCGCATGCTGCGCCAGGGTAACCATAACCCCGAGGTGTCGATCCACGACTACACGACGTTCGGCACCTATGATTCGCAGATGTGGAAGATGATGGCCAGCAAGGCTGGGTTCATCGAACAGTTCTTCCGCGGCGACCCGAACCTGCGCGACATGGAGGATATCGGCGAAGCCAGCCAGTATGCGCAGGCGTCGGCGATGTCGACGACCGACCCGCGCATCATCACCCTGACGCAAATGAAGGAGGACGTGGCCAAGGCCCGCCGCCGCCAGTCGGCGCACGAGCAGGAGCAGTGGACGTTGCGGTCGCGGATGGAGGGACATCTGGCGGAAGCCGCCCGGCTGGAGAAGCTGGCTGGGCTGATTTCGGAGGACATCACCAAGCGGCAGGACACGCGGGGCAAGAATTTCACCATCACGCTCGACGGGGAAACGATCACCGACCGCGACGAGGCCGACGAGGTGATGCCGATGCTGGCCATCGAGCGAGCCGACAGCATGGCGGTGGGCGGCACTTCGACCATCGGCCGGTTCGGCGGGTTCCCGGTCCAGGTGAACCTGTATGGCAAGAACGGCGAGCACGTGATCCAGTTGGGTCTGTCCGGCGGGCGTGTGTCTTGGCTGTCGCGGCCGGGCGTGGTGGCGTCGGCTGAATACAAGCTGCGCAGCTTTGAGAGCGACCGCGCCGAAGCGATACAAAAGGGCGCCGAAGCCACCCGCGACGCGCAGGCGATTGCGCCGAACATCGGCAAGGCATTCGATGGCGGCCCGGAGATCGCCCGGTTGGCGAACGAAATCCGGCAACTGGAAGCGACGCTGAAGGCCGAGGCCGCGGCGGTCGAAGCTGCCAAAAACGGCCGGGCGTCATCGTCGCCGCTGATAGAGAGCCGGGTTGCGGCATCCGGCTTCACCCCGACGCCGGACCTGGAGTGGACCACCGACGAGGGCGAGCGCCCGGTTCGTGGCCTGCCCGCCGGAGGTCTCGCCGAAGGCAGCCCCGTTCCACTCTACAGCGCGGTACAGCGCGCGGCCGACGGGCTGAAGCAGGCCAAGGGCACCGGCGAGCAGATGCTGTCGATGATCGCCAGGACGCCGGGCGTGAAGCCGGAAGAGATGGAATGGATGGGCCTGCCCGACTGGCTGCGCGGGCGGCCGACGGTCACCCGCCAGGAAATCCAGGATTACGTGCGGGCGAACAGCCTCGATGTGCGTGAGGTGACGCTGGGCGATGGCCGGGCAAAGTGGGAGGCGGCGCTTGAGCGCGCCCGCACCGCGCTGGGTGAGGCCGAAGACCGGACAGCCGTCGCGCGGGACCGGCTCGATCGCTGGTTTAACAAGCCAGGTCAGTACTTCGTCGAGTTGAACGGCGATCACGTTTACATCGACGAGTTGATACCTGCGCTCCGGGCTGGCGATATCCGCCCTGATCAACTGCCGCCGGTTGATGGCCTGCCGCTGCGTGCGGCTGAATATGCAAAAGCCGCCGCCGATGAGGCGTTGGCCGAAGATGAGCTTGACCGGACAAAAGAGGCACGGGCAGCCGCCAGAGCTAATGAAAGACCGACCAGATACGGCCAGTACACGACGCCGGGCGGCAAAGACTACCGCGAGATGCTGATCACGCTGCCCGGAAAACCACAGTCGACCGTTGCGGACCTGGAGCCAGAAATCCGCGCGCTTGGTATCCGTGGACCGCTGTCTGACGTATCCGGCGCCATGCTGGAGCGGGCGGGCGCGTCGGATGACCTGATGCAGCAATTCGACGCAATCCTGATGCAGCCGCTGCGCAGCGTCAGCCAGCAATACAATTCGTCACACTGGGATGAGCCGAACGTCGTGGCACATGTCCGTTTCGATGAGCGTGTGGCGCCCGACGGTGCCCGCGTGCTGATGGTCCAGGAGATTCAGAGCGACTGGCACCAAGAGGCTCGAAAGAAGGGGTATCGCCAGGAGCACGCCGATTATTTCGTCATCAACAGCCGGTCGCGCAATCGGTCTGAGAGTTTTCCGACACGTGAAGCCGCCGATGCCTACCGAAATTCCCTCCCTGAAAGCATCCGGGAAGCGACGTTTATCCAGGCAACCAAAAGGGTCACGGGCGAGATACCATCGGCGCCGTTCAAGACATCCTGGCCGATGCTGATCATGCGCCGGATGATCAAGTTCGCCGTTGATAACGGGTTTGACCGGGTCGCGTGGTCGCCTGGCGAAGTTCATGCGGACCGGTATTCACTGGCCCATCACGTCGATGCGGTCATGGCAACCCGCTTGCTTGACGGTTCAGGCAACTATCGCGTTGAGGCATTCAAGAACAACGACCGCCTGTTCGATAAAACCGTGCCAGAAAAGGAACTGCCCGACACCATAGGCAAGGAACTGGCCGAGAAGATCGCCGCGCAGTCCGCTGGCCTCAAGAAATACACCGGCCTCGATCTGAAGCTGGGCGGCGAGGGGATGCTGGGCTTCTACGACGACATCCTGCCGAAAGAGACGAACAAGATCATCCGCAAGTTCGGCGCCAAGGTCGGCAAGGGCGACGTCCGCACGGCCGCCCCGTTCTACGACATCGTTTCGGCGGATGGTCGCGAGAACTATGCGACGATCGCCACTCGCGAGAGGGCCGAGGCCGCCCTGCCTAGTGTCGCGGCTAATCTTGGCGTCCCCGTTGATACGTTGCGCGTGCAGCAGGGTCACGGGGAGCAGACCGCGCCGGTCCACCAGTTTGACATCACCGAGCCCATGCGCGACGCGGTGCAGACGCATGGCATGGCGCTGTTCGAGCGCAAGCGCGGGATAACGCAAAAAGCCGCCGCGAAAAGCGGGATGTCGCGCGGGGAGCGCGCCGTTGGCGCGACGCCTACCACCACGCCTCGGCCAGCATCGGCGCCGCAGGTCTCGCGCTGGCTGAAGGGTAGCGGAGATGGGTTCGTCGACCTGTTGCCCTCTACACCGGAAGCGGGCCACGCGGCCGCCGCCGCCTGGGTGCTCGAAAACGGTCGGGCGACGGGTAACGAATACCTTGCTGTGGTCGAGAACCGCACCGGCAAGATCATCCACGCGGGCACTAACAATCTGACCGGCTATCTTGGCTTTGATCCCCAAAACACCGCGGGTGAGCGGGATGCTCATGCGTTGCATCACAACCATCCGCTGGGGTTGGGTCAATCGGATGTGGACATTATGATGCTGGCAAGTCCCGGCATCAGCCACGTGGTTGCGCATGGTCACGACGGCACCGCATCGTCGGCGTCGCTCGCGCCGGAGTTCATCGCGCCGAGCGAGCGGACCGCGGCCAATATCAAGGCAAACCGTCGCCTGCTATACCAGGCCTGGCTCAAGGCGCGGCGGCAGGCGGCGCAGATTTTGGTGTATGTGGCTGACCAGGGCCAGATCGAGCCAGAACTGGCCGAGCATCTTCTGGACGATGTCACAGATCGTTTGCTACACGCGCATGGCGTTATCAATTACGTTTCCAGCACCGAATTACCCCAGCCGGTTCGAGCCGCAATGAGCGGCGCACTACTCAGGAGCCTTGGACATGGCGACGCAATGGCTGATCTCCGACATACCCAATCAGTTCTCGCCCAGGCACCGATTGATAGCCTTCCTGGACCGGATGAAAACCCACCCGGACCCGGAAAACGAGGACGTGGTGCGGGTGCGGGCGCGGGTGCAGGGTCACCTGGACGATCTCGATCGCAAAGAGGCGTCAAAGAAGGCGGCCTCAACGAAGAAGGCGGCGGAGTAGAGGACGGCCCGCTAGGTTTCGCCAAGTCGCCGGAGCGCCGCCCGACCGACACGCCGGCGTTCAAGCGCTGGTTCGCCGGCTCGAAGGTGGTCGATGCCAGGGGCGAGCCGCAGGTTGTCTATCATGGCGCAACCCGCTGGGATGGCACGAACTTCACCACCAAGCAGCCGGTTTCGTTTGGCGACGTGCACCAGTTCGACCGGTTCATGGCGCAGCAGGCGCTGGGCAAGAACCCGTCGATTGACAACATCGGCTCCTGGTTCACGACCGAAACCGGCGATGCGGACAACCCCCGCCACGGCGCGAACCTCTATGCCGGAAAGGAGGGCGTGGTCTATCCGGTCTACCTGTCGATCAAGAACCCGAAGGTGTTCAAGACCACCAACACGGAGGATGCGTTTGAAGCCATGCGGGCAGACTGGGATGCGTGGCACGTCAAGCGGTTGAAGTCGAAGCCGAAATCGCCGGAGACCATGGCGCTGGCGAAGCTGCATGCCAGAAACAAGTTTTGGGGCGATCCAGACGGGTATCAAGCCTTCCTGAAAGCCCAAGGCTTCGACGGCATTATGTTGATGAACTTCCAGGAAAGCCGGAATCGCCCGGCGCAGGATGCGTGGCTGGCGTTCGATCCTGGACAGGTCAAATCCGCCATCGGCAACAGTGGCGCGTTCGATGCCGCTGACCCGAACATTCTGGCGGAAGGCAGCAGCAACGCGCTGAACACCCTCGCCCGTCTGCCGAAAAGGCCGCCACCCTCGAACGCATTGGCGCGCATGTAGCGAAACTGCTAGACCGTTCGCCTACCGCACCGGCGCGGACTTGCCGGGCATCATCAACACCCGCCCGCCCGTCACGCCGAAAGGCGTGCATTCGCCCGGTGAATGACCGATGCCCGACATTGCTCGAACAGAGCGTCCTTCAGACGACACCATCCCAACCATCACCGTCAAACCGGGCGACAAGGCTGACGGCGAAGGCAAGCCGATCGCTAAGGGGGCGAAACTCAGCCGCGACCAGATCTCCGCTCTCATCAAGCAGGAAATGCCCGGCCTGTCGGCCGCCGGCACCGAGGGCGTGGTGCGCAACGTCATGCGCGAGAGCGGTGGCGACAGCAGCCAGATCGGTGACGGCGGTACGTCGGGCGGCATGTTCCAGCACCACAACACCCGTTTTGCCGACCTCAAGGCGTTTGCCAAGAGCGCCGGCACGGACTGGCAGGATCCGGTGACCCAGGTGCGGTTCGCCGCCGGCGAAATGAAGAAGAGCTATCCGACGTTGCTGGCGCAACTGAAGCGCGCCGATGACCCGGCGGAGGCGGAGGACAGTTTCAAGCGGGTGTTCGAGCGGCCGGCCTCGATCCTGTGGGCGAACAAGCCGAAGCTGGACAGCGACCGCTACCGGTTCAGCGACTATGCGCTGGGCGAGCACAAGGGGCGGAAGAACACCGACCTCGTTTACATGAGCCCGGGCGATTACCTCGATCTCGCGCCCGACTTCGAGGCCGAGCCCCGCACCAGCGCCAGCGGGAAATCGCTGAAGAACTCGCTCGACCGCGGCGACGAGGTCTAGGCGATCCCGACGCTGGATATGCGGGTGAAGGGCAACACCGGCACGGTCACCGACCAGGACGGGCGCCACCGCGCGCTGATGGCGCAGGACGAGGGCATCGAGAGCATCCCGGTTGCCATCCGAACAACCAAAGGGAAGGGGGAGCCCAGCGAGATCCAGGGGCTTTCGGGCACGGTGCTGCCGTATGATTTCCCGAAGGCGGAGGATGCGCCGCCGTCACTGTTCAAGCGGGCGATGGGCGCGCTAATTCCGTCGGCTGAAGCGGCGGAACCGAAAGGCGACAACCCGTTCGCGCAGTTCCTGGAGCCGGAGAAGCCATCGAACCAGGAAAAGCCCAAAACCGCTACCGACAACCCCTTTGCACAATACCTGAAGCCCGACGCGCCCGACGGTGCGCTGGTGTCGGGGCTCAAGGGCGCGTCGGAGGGGTTTGCCCGACCAGTGTTCGCTGCGCAGGAGATGCTGGGCAAGGGGCTGGAGGCGATCGGTATCAAGGGAGCGGGCAAATCGCTGGTCGATGACGCCCGCGAGCGCATGACGGCCGAAGCGGAGAAGACGGCGGCGGATCGCGAGGCGCATCCGTATGCGACCGGCATCGGAGACTTTGCCGGCAACCTAGCGTCGCAGGCGCTGCTGTTCAAAGGTGGGCTCGGCGGCAGCAATGCGATGCGGGCGGCGACCGGTGGCGCGCTGTTCTCCGCCCTGGAGCCAACCGGCGACGATCATTACTGGTGGAAGAAAACCGGGGCGGCCGCATTCGGTGCGGGGGCCGGGTTAGCAGGTAATGCCATTCTCGGGCGCGTGGCGCGATGGATTGAGCCAAAAATGCGTCCGATCCATGAGTTTGTCGAGCGGGTGACCGGCCAGCCAGTCGAGAAAAATCCGGCGGCGGCGGCGGTGGTCAAGCGCATGGAGGAGGATGCCAGAGCGGGCGGCCCGACAGCGCAGCAGATGCTCGATCTGGCGAACGCCACGCCGGAGAAGCCGCTGACCATCGCCGATCTTGGCGGACCAAGGGTGCAGGGGTTGACCGGGCGCATCGCGCGGGGGGCGGACGAGGGCGGCGCCAAACTCAAGAATTTCCTCAATGAGCGCGACAAGGGTGCAGGCCAAAGGCTGGGCGGCGACGTCGACCGCGAAATCGGCGCCGGATCGTCCTATCAACTGACCAAGGCGATGGAGGCCAGTCGCGCTGCGGCGGCTAAGCCACTGTACGAAGCAGCCTATGCCCATCCACCAATCAATCCCGATGAGATGGTGCTGCCCGGCGGAGCGCAGCGGGCCGGCTCCATCGGCGCCCTGATTGCGCGCCCCTCGTTTCAGAGCGCCATGGCGAATGCAATCAAGCTGGCCAGGGAAGAAGGCGTGTCCCCGGTGACGCTGGGCATCGACCTGGACGCCCAAGGCGTCCCGGTTTTCACCAAAGTTCCGACTTGGAAGACGCTGGATTACGTCAAGCGCGGGATGGACGACCACATCGAGAACACCTGGCGCAACAAGGTCACGGGACGGCTTGACCTCGATTACGTCGGCCGCGCCGCGAACAACACCAGGACCGAGTTCAGGGGCGCACTGAAGAAGCTGAATGAACCATATGCGAGGGCGCTGGACGCCTATTCCGGGGTCAGTACGAGCCTGGACGCTTTGCACGCCGGCGAGGACTTTCTAAAACGCACGCCAGAGGAAATCGCCGATCGCATCGCCACGTTCGGCGCCGGCGACCGGGAGTTCTACCGCCTCGGGGCGGCGGATACGCTGCGCACCGCTTTGCGGAAAACGGCGTTTTCCGGTGACGAGGCGAAGAAGATCATCAACAGCCAGTATATGCGCGAACAGCTTGGTCCGCTGTTCGAAAGCGAGGCGGCTTACAAACGGTTTACGGACTCCGTCACGGCCGAGGGGCGCATGTTCGGCACAAGGTTCAACGCCTTGGGCGGCTCGCAGACGGCCGAGCGCCGGGCGGAGGACACGTCACCGGAAGTCGAGGCGATGGTTCATGCTGCACGAGGGGTAGTGCACGCCAAGTACGGCAACGCGTTGGGCATGGCAGCGGCCGCGGCGAAGACACTGCGGGCGTTGGCTTCGCGCGGCGATCCGGCAAAAAACGCCGGGATTGCCGACATCCTGTCGACACCCATCGCCCAGGACCCGACCCGCGCACGGTTGCAGGACTTCAAGACCTTCATGTCGTCATTGCCGACAACATCAGCGCACATGAACCGCAACGCCCTGGCGGACATGACGCGCGCAGCCGGCCCCATGGCCGGTGCCGCGATGGCGCAGATACCGCAGATGTTCATCCACCCGCAGAAGCGCCAGGACGGACGGCCTCAGTGAGACATTGCGTGCCAGCATCGCGCAACAAGCCAGCCCAGCTTTTCCGCAAGGCCGGGCTGTCCGGCGGCGATGCGAGCGAGACGTCTGCGGCGCAAGAGGGCGCCGATCGGCGCCCACGCGCCAATCACCAAAGCTCCCAAGGCGCCATGAAGGTTGTTGTCGTATGACATCAGGCAAGAACACCATAGTATTCATCGGGATAAATAAGTGAAATCGACACGTATCATTATCGAAGCCGTCCCGCCAGAAGAAATGCGGCTCGCCGCTTACCGCACGGAAGGCTGCGGCGACTGGTATTGCGACCGTACAACGGCGGACATCCACATCAAGGTCGCGGGCGCGGACGTGTGGGACGAGGAAGAGAAGTTCCTCGTGGCGATCCACGAGCTGGTCGAGGCGCGGCTGGCGTTCAAAGCGGGCATTACCGAGGGCGCCGTCGATGCGTTCGACAACTTGTTCGAGGCGGAGCGCGAAGTTGGCAAGCACGGCCCCGATGACGAGCCGGGCGACGACCCGGGCGCGCCGTATCGTGTCCAGCACAGGCAAGCCTGCCTGGTCGAGCATCTGGTGGCGTTGTTCCTCGGCAAGTTCGATTACGGGGTAGTCAGCTAGTGCGCGTCCTTGTCATCGACGCTGACGCGGTTGGCCTCGACTTCTGCATGCGATGCGTTGCCGCCGGCCATGAGGTCAGGCTGTTCCGCTACTCTGCAAAGCCGACCCGCTACGCCGAGGGCATCGCCGGTATAACCCTGGTCGACGACTACAAGCCGCACATGGCCTGGGCGAAAGACGGGCTGATCTTCAACACGGCGAACAACCGCTATCTCTGGGAGCTGGATCGCTACCGGACCGATTTCGGCTTCAAGGTTTTCTCGCCGACGGTGGCATCCGCCCGCCTCGAAATTGACCGCGCGGCGGGCATGGAGGCGATGCGGGCGGTCGGCATCGATATTCC